ACTATCTATGGAATTTATCAAACTAACTTTCCTAAATTAGTTGAAGTATTAGAACACGCTAAAGATCATGTTAAAGCAGAAATAGCTGCTACACGAAAACGTATTATTGAAAACTCTACTATTAAAGTAGAAGAAGTATACACAGATCCATTAAGATCTAAAGCTCAGCAAGAAGCTAATAAAGTAAATGATATGTATACTACAAAAGGTATTTAAAAATTCTGATTAGGTTTTGATAATAAAGAAAGGTTCGCAACCTTTTACCTATTTTAGATAGAGCCAGATGGGAGACTGTCTGGCTTGTAAATTTAACCTGCTTATTCGGACTTGTAAACTTACAATGGTATTTCTAATTTAAGATTCTGTAAGTGTACCTATACTAGATCAAGGCCCAAGGAGGAGTAGGTTAGATTTTAGTCATCTTTACAATCCAAGATGTAGGAATATTAGTACGATCTCCATAAGTATAAGATCCATCTTCTTCAATATATGCTGCAAACAATTTAATAGAGTGTTTGTCTTTAGAGAACAGCCAACCTTCGTTAACAGGATTAGCTAATTTCATATTAGTAAATTCTTTTTTTTCTGCCCAACCTGAATCACTTACACAGTCAACCCACTCAACTCTGTATTTGTCATAAGGTAATGTATGAGAATCTTGTGAGAAAGATATTTTCTTTTTAGTGTAACGTTTTTTTGTCATGTGCAGCCCATATAAATGTTGAATGATCGTTTTCGTCTAATGCATCCATGATGTTGTCAGGTACTTTGTGACCTTCTTCATCAAATACTAATTGTAGGTATGTGCTGTAAATAATTGCAAGAGCCATAGCATCGGCAGCTCTAACTGACATATCAGGGTGTTGACCTTTAATAAAATCTCCAATAGCTGCAGGTTTTACATTAGTCAAAAAAGTTTCTGAATAAGGTTTAATTCTTTTAGGAAACTTTAAAATCTTAGTCATAATTACGTACCTCTGGCGAGGATATTTATATTAGTTATTTGGGTTGCAGTAAAAAATCAATGTTATTTTGTATCTTAGGTACAAGTTCGTCATAAACAGTACGCCAAAGCATAGAATCATCATAAAAAAAGTTCTTATTTTTCCACATATCATGGTAATGATTGTAAAATTTACCACATATATCAACAGCATTTATGTCTAATTTAAGCCAAAAATCTTTTTCACTCATACCATTTGTATGTAATTGGTGATGATGTTTATAACAAAGAGGTACAGTATATTGGTCTCCAACTTTCTGTGAGAAACCTCTAGGCATAGCAAATGTAACATGATGAGCTTGGCTTTGAGTATTTTGACAAAGTATACATGGATTAGATGCTACCCATTTTAGGTACTCTTTGTCTTTGATTCTTTGTACCTTGTCCTCTGATAGTATTGTGCACTTTTTTGTAGCCATAATAAATTGCTAAACTAGATAGTCCTTCATGTACGTTGTTAGATGCTCTGCGTTCTGACATATTTAAATTATATGCTATCTCAATGATACCAAAATTAAAATGACAAAACAACTTCATAATTTTAGATAATCTTTTGCCTATCTCATCATCAACATCTTTGACTGCTAATGCAGCTCCAAGAGATGATGTAATAAAATCTGTGTTGGTGCCATCAATACGTTCTTTTAGAACATTGCCAGTACCACCACCTTGAAGTTCACACATAAGACGATACCTAGATCCAGCCTCATATTCTTCAATAGATATAAGCTTTCTATGAAACATATACATTAAACGAGACTCACGTATATTTAACCATACTTTACGTTTGTCTAGAATTGTAGATATTAGTTCAGGCTTTTCTATTTGACGCATAAGATATTTTATAATCTTCTATTGCATTATCAACAAAAGATCTAAATTTTTTGTTTTTATTGTATAGATTATTAAGTCTATAAACTCTGTTTTTATTACAATTATGTAAACGAGCAATAGTGCTCTTACACCCATACACTTGTGTAGGGTGCAATAGCCAAGAAAGTAAAATACATAAATTATATATTTTATATTCGTTACTATTACCAACAGTTCTTTTACCTTTTAATATATCTACAGATACATTATAAGATGAACTACAATACTTTTGAATATTATTAACCATAAGGAGATAAACATGAAGATTGAATATAGACATAGTGCTTCAAAAACTAATAGTTTTATTGATAGTCCACCTCATTGGATTATAAATAATTTATATGATTTTGATTCTAAAGCTAATGCCAGAATGATAATGGGTAGTACTGCTGAAGCTGCAGCAGAACACGCTTTGCAAAACCAAATCACTGATGATGAAGTTATCATAGATTATGCAAAAACCGAATACCTAAAAAATAATGGTGATGAGTCAGATGACGAATGCCTTTGGTCTGGTATAATTGCTACTCAGTTTGTTAAAGAACTTCCACAATTTGGAAAAATTGTTTCTTATCAAAATGAAAAACAAATACCTGGCGAAAAATATGGATTAAAGTATGACGTTATAGGTAAAACTGACTTTGAGTTTGATGATGTAATCATAGATACTAAAGCTACTGCTTACATTAAAAGACTTAAATCTGGTGCTATTGATAGCAGATGGTATCCAAAAGACGCTGATTTGCGTCAACAAGCCCTTTACAAAGACCTTTTCAATAAACCGACTGCATTGCTCTATTGTTCTATCAAGGACGTTTACAGCGTGGATATGGAGGGCAGAGAGGGTCATTTAGAGACCATTATACAAGCTATGAGTATTATAGAACATATCTTGGATATAGCCAAAACTAAAGAGGATATTGTAAAAATGTACCCTTTAGTTATGGATAACTTTAGATGGGGTAAAGGCGACAATGATCCAATTAAAGTATTTGCAAAAAAAGTATGGCAAGATACTTGGAAATAAGTTATAAAATGTAAATGCAAAAGTTTGGAAATATAATAAAACAAATAAACAAAAGGACAAATATGGAACACGAGACATTTGAATGCTCATTTAAAAAAGCATTTGAGAAAGATGATGGTCAAGTTACTGTTTACATCACTAAAGATGATGGTACAGACATGACTATATATGGTGAAGCTTTAGGCTCATCAAGATGGCCGAAGGGAGCAAGACTTAAAATTGATGCACAGCCAGTAAGAACAAGTAAAACTGGTAAACAATATCAAACTGCAAGTAGAATAGAATGTTTAAGTGAAGTATCAGATAATTCTAATGCTGCACCAAATATAGTTAGTGCTACTGGAGTTCAATCAGTTAGAAATGTTGTTGATCAATTTTCAGAAAAATACAGATTAACTATGAGTAATCTAATAGGTTCTTATATGTCAGGTGGCAAAATACCAACTGAATCAGAATTTCAACAAATTGATAATCTGGTAAGAAAAGTATTAGAAGCTAAAGCCAATAGTGTTGAAGAAATGCTATCGGATGACGCACCATTTTAACAGTTTCTTTACTCCCTTGAGTTAGAAAATAAGGCATTGCTACAAAGTGGTTAAAGACCTATGTAGTAGTGCCTTTTTATTTATAAGGAATTTATGTTTGAATTATTAATGATGTTAATGATACCACAAGAAATAAGTCCAGAAAAATTAGGTATGAAATATATTCTTAAAGAGAAATTTATTGACTATAAATCTTGTGATGAATATGTTGAACAGAATACTTATTTTAAAGAAAATCCAAATTACAAAGTAGGTAATGGAGAAGTATGGGGACATATGTATTATAAAATAGATAAAGAAGAATACCAAGTTATGTTAACATATTGTAAACCAACTAAGGAGAATGAATGATTACAGAACAAAGATTAGAAAAAGCGTTAGCATTTTTATCTGAAACAGATGAGAGTAATGCACAAGCTAATGCTAATGTTAAGTATCTTGATAGATTACTTAAACGTAAAAAAGCATTACATATAACTGGTAATTCAGAAGATAAAAGTATATCTGCTAAAGAACAATCGTATTATGCAAGTGATATATATAAATCTGCAGTAAATGAATTGTTTGAAGCAGAAGTTAAATCTTCTACATTAGAAAACAAACGTGATAAAGAAGGTCTTATTATAGATCTCTTTAGAACATTAGAAGCGAGTAGACGTAAAAACAATATATGATTTATAAGTTTAAGAAATGGATTATACTTCCTGCTTATACAGAAATATTTGTCAATGCAACGTCAGACGAAGAAGCATTAAAAATTTTAAATGCTATAGATACTACAACTTTAAACTGGCAAGAAGCTGACTCAGTAGAGCAGCGAATGACGTATGAAGTTATAGATGAAAAGTCCTGAGTTAATATTATTTAGAGCTGTAATTAATCAGGCAATACATGATGCAATGTATGATGGTTTAAACAAATATTATATTATAGATAAACGTAGTGCTATAGAGTGGCTTATTGGTAACTCAATAGACTTTAGAACTATATGTCATTATGCAGACATAGATCCTGAAAGAGCTTGTAGAAAATTTACTGCTGCTATGAAATTAGATCTATATGCTTTAAAAGAAGATCAAAATAGAGTGTTGAGTAAACCAAGAAAAGAATATAAACATAAAGGTAAATACAGGTTAACATTTAATGAGCAAAGTTTGGAACAAACAGATTAAAGGTAGTCACTACCAAAAATATAAAATTCAACCAAGTAAATTTGTAGTAGAAAACAAACTTCTATTTCCTGAAGGGTGTGCAATTAAGTATATAATTAGACACCAGGACAAAGGTGGTAAAGATGATTTGTTAAAAGCTATACACTTTATTGAAATGATAATAGAAAGAGATTATTGAGATAATGGATTTGATGAGCTTATCTTTAGTTCTTGCAATTGTACTTTCAACAGTTCTATTTCTTTTTTATTAATTTGAATATTCATATGACCATGTTGTTCACTTAATGCTTCAACTTTTTGTTCAAGTACAGCAATTTGTGCAGAATAATCAATAGTAGATCTACTTTCTAATTCATTTAATTTAGTAGTTAGTTCTCCATATTTAGTAAAACCAGCTCCAATAGAACCAATTAAACCTATAATAACTACTATGTTAGTTAAGTTTTTTTTAATACTATCCATTTTGTAACTCCTTAAGTTCTAGTAATATTCTTTGTTTGTTTATGTTTAGTTCGTTTAATGTTCTTTCTTTAATTCCAATAGTATCATTGTTTATATAGCTAACTAATTGAACACCATTGTATATTAATCTATTATCTGTAATGTTAATTTGATCTAAATAAATATCTTTTGGAGCATAAAAAACTATATTGTAACTAGCTAAAGATCCTTGAGCTTCTGTCATAGCATCTATTTTTACTAAATTTTTAAGCTGTAAATTTTTAACAGGATTTTTAACTTTAGCATCTATTTTATCCATAGTTAATGCTAGTTTAGATTTTACAGTTTTTTCTTTTATTGCTTGTTTAGAACTGTTCTTAACTACTTCTTGTTTAGAATTATTCTTAACTACTTCTGTAGTTGTTGTTTTTGATTCTTTAATAACTTCTTTAATAACTTCTTGTTTTAAAGTTTCTACAGTTTTACTTTTATTCATTGTTTGTACAACTTCTTGTACTTTAGCAACTTCTTTAGGTTTAGCTTCTGGTGCTGTGTATACAACTATTTTAAATTCTTCTGTAAGCTCTACGCTTGTAACTGCTCCACCAGTTTCTAAGTTTAATTTTTCACCAATACTTTCTTCTAATCCTGATATTACATTCCAAATTTCAGATTCATTTAAATTAGCAGTACCTAATCCTTCGTTCATATCTTTAATTTCTTGTGCAGATAAAGGTTCATAATCTTCTGTAGGAAAATCTAATGCCATTTCAGCTCCTAATAAATTAGGGCCAAGTGTAGCTGTAGATGTACTTTGAGATCCATCTACTCCAGTCCAAGACCATTCGTATTGATTGGCATGAACTCCATTGTAATGTAAATTATCATTCCAAACTCTTTCATTAGCATTGTAACCAGAATCAGTTGTTCTAATTTGTGTAGATGTAGCTAGAGTATTTCCATTAGAATCTTTAACTTTCATAACTAAAGTATAAGAGTCTACTGCTCCAGTAGAATTACCACACGTAAAATTAGATGCATTATGTTCACAACTTTGTACTGCAATAGAACTTGTAAGATTAATACCACCATTAAGTTTTATTTGTGTAGAAGTATGAGATACGCCATCAGGGGTGCTTGTTCCTTCTATTCCAACTAAACTTCCAGTAGCTGTTACAGTCATATCATGTGATGCTTCTAGCTCACCATTAAAAGCTCGACCACAAGCATTGCTTACTTGCGTTTCGCAAGTTATTGTAAATCCATTGTGTGTAGAATTGTTTGTAAGATTACCTGTAGATCCAGATTGAACACCATCTAAATTAGAATTAGTTTTACTTGATGTTGTTGTACCTGCGTTTGGTAATATATTTGTACTAAATGCTGTGTCATTATTTTCTGCTAATCCAACAGAACTTGCAAACCAAGATAACATTAACCATAATAATGCTCCCCATATTATAAAACACCACCATTTCATTGTGCTAATCTATCCATATGTGCATATATACGTCCAAAAACTTTGTCTAAAGATAATAACTCTTGCTGCATCATTGCAACAATTGTTTGTAATTCAATTAGAGTAATAAGAACCCAAGTACTTAAACCCATTAATATAGTTCCTAATAATGCTATTAATGCTGTATTAGTTTTTCTTGTCATGTATTGGTTTAGGTAATGGTAATATTACTTCAGAATTAATTTTTTTTAATTCTTCTATTTGTATTTCTTTGTCTATTACTTCACGTTTTTTCATACGTTTAACATATGTTTTATAGTCTGGTCGTTCATGATCATATAAAGACCATAACTCCATAGCCTTACTTCCAATACGTCCATCTATAGGACATGGCGTACCAGCTTGAATCATAGACTCAAATACTCTTTCGTCTTGGCAAAGTATAGCTACTGCTGCTACTTTCATTCCAAAGTCATTAAGTATTCTAGCTAGTTTTAATCTTTCACAATTTTTATCTATAAAATGTTTTCCACCACTAACACCTATTCCAAATGTTTGAACTCCTATTGAAGCTCCTGTACTACATACATCTTGTGTCATACTATTGTATGAAGGTGCTGATGCAGTAGGAGGTGCAGATCTAATATTTGATGTAGAACTGTTTGTTGAAGTTGTTGTGCTGGTAGACCCAGATTCGTATGTGGTTGCCCCACCAGTATATCCACCTTCAATTGCTGTGTTAGATCCAGATGTATTAGTTTGAGTGCTACCTGCGTATAACGCAGTAGAAAACAGACAGAATATAATTATAAATAATGTTTTCATTTAGCAATTTTACCTTTATTAATACCTTTTTTAATAACGTATTCTCTAGTTCCATGAGCATTTGTTTGTACTTCTTTTTTTAGCTGCTTAAACAGCATCATCTCTTTTGTTTTGTATTCTAATTTTTTTACGTGTTGTTCTAATAATTTTGTGTCTCTCATCTTTAAACCTATTATTTTTATCCCAAAAAGGTAACATATGTCCTGAATTTTTAAAACATTTAACACAAGAGTATTCTTGTTGAACAATCATATATGGTTCGTTAGTAAAAATATCTTTACTACACCATTTACAGTTACCTACTTTATTCTGATTGTTTTTTTGCATTGATTTCATCATTAGCTTTATCTAAATCTTGAGCTGTATACTCAAGTTTTTGTAAAGATCTTTTAAGTGCTGCATCTTTTGATTTACATGCATCTTCTAATTCTGAAATTTGTGCTTTTAGAGTACGTACTTGTTCTTTGTACTCATTAATAATGTCTTGGTAGTCTGCTCTATCCATAACTATTTAGGTTTACGCATTATGTCAGCACCTTTAAGACCATAAATGGCACTAACTATTCCTATAAATATTGCCTGATACCAGTAAGGAAGTTCTTTAAAATATTCAAAGAACATATCTAATCTATTACGAATCTCAGGATCGTCAGTGAAAATAGAGTAGACCAGTACAAGAATAGGAAGGGAAACAAGAACCAATACGAACTCATCCTTCCAGCCCTTATCATTACTCTCAATAACTTTCGCTTTATATTCAATTTGACCTGTACTCATTTTCTCAGCATGTCTCATTTGAGCATCTGACATTAATTGTTTAGTTTTTTGTTTGTTTTGGTATATATGACTTGCAGTCTTAACACCCATAGATAATAAATTAAACCACATTATTTAATACCTTTCTTTTTTCGTTCTATCCAAAGTCTGTTGACACGTCTATGCCAAGCCCAAACTTTAATTTTAATAGCTATACTTTCTACGAAGCTGTAGAATCTGTCGGTAAACCTTCCCATGCTTTGTACATCCCTTCTACTAACAGCTCATCATCGTATGGCTGCATACCATTTTCCATTTGTATAATTGCTTTTACTAATGGTAAATAATCTTCAATAGTATTGTTTAGTTCATCAGTAGGATTAACATCAAGTCGTTTACATACAAATACTATATAAGCATCTGTATCGTTTTCGCTTGGTGGAGCCCATCTTTCAATGATGTTTTCTACTGTAAATCTTTTATGGTGAAACCTGTATGTTAAAAGTATTTTAACTAATGCTCTAATACCCCATACAGCTTCTTTAAATACACAAAAAACTGGATCAGATTGTTCATCTGCCAGTCCATCCCAATCAGTACCTAATTTAATATTGCCTGGATTTTTATTTCTTATACCTCTAGGTAATTTTTCTATTCCATCTGCCATTTTTATCTAAAACCATTGGGATTAATATTGGTAACCCATCAATGATAACTCCTGTTCCTATTACTGGTCTAGACTTTTGTAATTTATTATATTCAAAAGCTAAACTTTTCATGTTAATTAAACATCCAACTTGCATACCCCAAAGTAGTTCATTAGGATTGCTCCAATAATCTATTTTGAATGATGTGTGATAGTGTCCTTGAACAGTACACATACCATATTGCTGTGCAACTTTAAGTACGTCTTTATATTTACCATGACAGAAGTAAATTTTTTGACCATTAGATGCTTTAATAACCAAATCTTCATGCCATGTCCAACCTTTGCCTACTCCAAGCATATGATTATATGACTTAAAGATCTCATGAGGTAAACCATGTCTAGTAGCTTTTCTAAAAACTAAGCTACCATGATTAGAATCCATTATATATTGCTTAGGAAATAGTTCTTCTAATTCTTTAAAGAACCTCTTAGCAACTACAAGCTCATGACTTGGCGAGTATAAACCAGGATGTGAATCGTGGAAAGATATACTGTGCCAATCCATTTCATCACCTATGTTTACTACACAGTCAGGCTTATATTTTTCTTTGATTGCACTTAAAAAGTCAAGTGTATCTATGTGATGATATGGTGCGTGTTGATCACTAATAACAAGTATTGATTTGCGAAGCATATTATATCTTTTACAAGTATTTGGCGAATATGTCTACCAAGTTAGGTACAACTTTATGTTGGTTTACCTGGTGGTATTATAACTGTTTCTTCAACACATATAAATTTTATATATATTTTATATTCATTTACTTGTTCTTTACCAAGATCAATGCTTTTGTCTAATGAATGCTGATAACCTGCATTCATACAACTATACATATCATTATAATATGTATTCATAGGTACAGGATCTATACATTCTCCTGCAACGTAGGAGCACATAACCATTAGTAAAGCAAATTTCATTAAATATTTTTAGTTAATAAATATAAAAATTGTCCTAATAAACCTAAACCAATAGCTGATATAATCTATATAATTCTATCTATATCTTTTTGCATATGAGCTAAATGATTGTTTTCTAAAGT